GAAAAAATATTGGCCAAAGGTAATGAAGGGAGCCAGCGCTCCTAAAACTCAGCCGGGTAGATATTATATTGATTGGATGACTCTTGGAATGTCTGCCAGAGAAAATGATAAAAAGACCTTGAATTTAATTATCAAAGATTATCTAGATGGTGTAGAAACAATATATAAAAAGAATGCAAAACATCTCAGAGGATTGTTGACAGATTACATGAAACTGAGAAGAACTGAAGAAGCTTGGGATGAGATCGTAGTAAACAATTTTAAGATAAAAAAAGTCTGGTTAATGCGTTATAGTAAAACATGGGTTGGTGACTCAACCGATTATGTCAATGCAGAACTTGCTAAAATGGTAGGTAAAGACCCTGAAGAAGAAGGATATGATGTTAAAGATCTTGAAAATAAAATGGAAGCATTTATGGCTAAAGTGAAAAAAGATGGATTTCCTGTTGAGAGTGGAGATATGCAAGATTTAGAAATTTACACTAGACAGGTTGCAAAAAAAGAGTCTGGACAATGATAACCTTCAAAGAATACGTAAGAGATTATAAGAAGGAATATAAAAAATTCCAATCATCTCCTGAGAGAATTAAGTATCGGGCCGATCTTGTAAAGTATAATCGGGATAAGGGTACTTACGGAAATGGAGATGGTAAGGATGCATCTCATAAGGATGGAAAGATAGTAGGATTTGAGAAAGAGTCTAAGAACAGAGGACGAAAAGAAAAATCAAGGCTCAAAGGTTCTATTAGAGAAGATGTAACCAAAGGAGAATTAGACCAAGTTGAAAAGTATGCAGACAGATTGTTTGCAGCTGTGGGAATAGATGTAGAGTTTACCAGACACTTTTTAGATAGGGTAAACGATGAAAGAAACAAGAAACCAATCAATACGGCAGAACTTATTAGATTATTTCGACTCACTTATAAAAAGTACGGAAAGAAAATTCCAAAGATGGGGCCAGATGCTCAAGCAGTTATCAAAGATATGGATAAAGACATCAATATGCCTTTTGTCCTTACTATTGATAAGTCAGGTATGCTTGATCTTGTGGCTAAAACAATCATGAGAAAGAAGGATTTTAAAACCTCAAATCCAGTACTTTCTGTATAAATACAAATAGAGGGATTGTTGAAGCAATCCCCCTATTCTAACCACAATTTTCTAGTAAGGAGAAAATCATGTCTTACATATATATTCCAGAGATTAGTCCAGAACCACATTGGGTATCAGATGAGATACCAGAGGATGCAGTGTTTTCTTATGGGACTCATTATGATCAAACAGGACACAAACGTACAGAAGAAACTAAAAGAAAAATGAGTGAAGGAATGAGAGAGGCTTGGAAGAGAAGAAAAAATGAGCGATAACGTATACCTCGGCAACCCAAATTTAAAGAGAGCGAATGTCCAAATCGAGTTTACGCAGGAACAAATTGTTGAGTATGCTCGATGTCTGGATGACCCTGCATACTTCATCCAAAGCTATATAAAAATAGTAAGTATTGATGAAGGACTTGTACCATTTGACCTCTATCCTTTTCAAAGAGACATGGTGCAAACTTTCCACACCAATCGTTTCTCTATCTGCAAACTTCCAAGACAGTCTGGTAAATCTACAACGATTATATCCTACCTACTTCATTATTGTCTTTTTAATTCTTCAGTAAATGTTGCCATTTTAGCGAATAAGGCTGCAGTTGCAAGGGATCTCTTGAACTAGAAAATGGATCTAAGATTCTCGCAAGTGCAACCTCATCTAGTGCTGTTCGAGGAGGTAGTTACAACATCATTTTTCTTGATGAGTTTGCCTATGTACCCAATAACATAGCCGAACAGTTCTTCAGTTCAGTCTATCCTACAATTTCCTCTGGTAAAACATCCAAGGTCATGATGGTAAGTACTCCAAAAGGTATGAATTTATTTTACAAGATGTGGAATGATGCAGAGAACGGCAGAAACTCTTATGTTCCCATTGAGGTACATTGGAGTGAGGTTCCAGGCCGTGATGAGAAGTGGAAAGCAGAAACGATCAAGAACACAAGTGAGCAACAGTTCAACGTGGAGTTTGAATGTGAGTTTCTTGGATCTGTCAATACTCTGATTGCACCAGCAAAACTTAGAACACTTTCTCATAATGATCCTTTACAGAATAATGCAGGACTCAAGGTATATGAAAAACCTAGAGAAGACTCAGCATACGTTCTGGTCGCTGATGTATCTAGAGGTATTACAAGTGATTATTCTGCATTTGTAGTGATGGATGTTTCAGAGGTTCCTTATAAACAAGTTGCAGTTTATAGAGACAATGAGATCAAACCTATGAACTTTCCACAAGTCATTCACAGAGTTGCAAAGGCTTATAATCTTGCATACGTTATGATTGAGATCAATGATATTGGAGCTCAGGTAGCGGATGCACTTCAGTTTGATCTAGAATATGATAATCTTATCATGACTACTATGCATGGTAGAAATGGCCAAATGGCAGGAGGTGGATTTTCTGGTAAAAAAGCACAGTTGGGTGTAAGGACAACCAAGGCTCTCAAGAAGGTTGGATGTTCTAATTTCAAAACCATGTTGGAAGCTGACAAAATTTATATTCAAGATTTTGATACTATCGTAGAGTTGACTACATTTGTATCTAAGGGACAATCCTATGAAGCAGATGAAGGTTCAACTGATGACTTAGTGATGTGTATGGTTCTTTTTGGTTGGTTAACAGACCAAACTTATTTTAAAGAATTAACCAATATGGATATTCGTCAACAACTCTGGAAAGAGAAAGAAGATCTTGTAGACCAAGATATGGCTCCTTTTGGGTTTGTTTTAGATGGAGTTAATGATGAATATGGTGAAAAGATAGGACATACAATTGATGAATATGGTTCTACATTTTCTCCTGTAGTCCAATCTCATCGTGAATGGTTAGAGGATTGGTGATAACTCTATATCATTATTCAGTTTAGATCTACAATTCAAACACACAATTTTATTCTTCCTAATCTTTTCCAGTATAGGCTCTCTGAGTTTTTCTCTGAGTCCTTTTGATCTTGAAATGATTCTGATTTCTTGGTTGTCAGGGTAGAAGACCAAGGCACACGTTTCTGATTCCCCACAGTGTAAACATGACTTGTCGGCCAAGTATTCGTTAATCCATATATCACGTTTTCTCCTTGCTTTTTTTACTCCCTCTTTGATTGTATCTTTGTACTTCTCGTAATGGGTCATAATAACATATTTATGTTATAAAAACTCTTCTGAAGAACCTCAAATGTCTAAATATAGGGGATAACACTTCTAATTTAAGGAGATGGAATGGCGTTTCAAGTTTCACCTGGCGTACAGGTAACAGAAAAAGATTTAACAAACGTAATTCCTGCTGTCGCAACATCCATTGCTGGTATCGTCATGGCCGCACAAAAAGGGCCAGTCGGTGAAATTACTGCAATTGCATCCGAAGAAGAACTTGTTTCTGTCTTTGGACAACCTCAATCTGATAGTAATCAATTTGAAGATTGGTTTTGTGCCGCTAACTTTTTGGGTTACGGAAATGCATTGAGAGTAGTAAGAGCAGAAAGTGGATTAAAAAATGCTTGCGAAGCTGGAAAATCAGCGATTTTGATTAAATCAACTGAAGATTATACTAATAATTATGCTGATGGAACAGCAGACACAGGACTCTACAATGCTAGAACTGCTGGTTCATGGGGGAATGGATTAAAAATTTCCGTATGTCCAAGTGCTGCTGAGTTTGAACAAACATTTGCTGGTGGTGAAAACACTGCTGGTGTAGTAGAAACTGCATTGAATGGTGGTGCAACCTCATTTGAAGCAGATAACAGTGGTGGTTCAGGATACAATAATGGTGATATCATCAATTTTGGAGAAGCTGATGGTGGGGAATATAAGGTAACAAATATTTCTTCAGACACAATAACTTTTGAAAGATTTGGTTCTGCAAATACCGAAGGTGGTATTCGCACACCAGGCACAGGAGTTATTGCTGATGCACAGAATGTTCGTAGACGATGGGAATTTTATGATTTATTCACATCGGCCCCAGGCACATCTGACTATGTAAAGGATCGTACTGGTGTTAATACTGCTGATGAATTGCATCTTGTAGTTATTGACAGTAATGGAGCAATCACAGGAACTCCAGGCGCTGTCTTGGAAACCTTTGAGGGACTTTCCAAATTGTCTGATGCAAAAAAAGCAGACGGAAGTACAAACTACTATCGTGATGTTCTCTATAATCAGTCACAATACATTTACAACATGGATCATGTTTCAGGAAGTGCTGGAACTGGTTATGGTAATACAATTACAGCACAGGGTACAACTATCTTTGGTGCAAGTGCAGCTGAAGGTATTCATACTGTCACTCTTGTAAATGGTGCTGATGACTATGCAATCACATCGGGAGAAAAGAAATCTGGATTTGATCTTTTAAAAGATACAGAGACAGTTGAACTTTCACTTCTGATGAATGGTAAAGAAATTGATGGAACAAACGGAACAGATGCTATCAATGCAATTGATATGGCAACTGATCGAAAAGATACAGTTGCATTTGTTTCACCACCATCAAGTACTGTTGTTGGAGTTTCGAGTGAGATAACTCAAACATCAAATGTCAAAACATTCATGGACAAGATGCCTTCTAGTTCATACGGATTTCT